CTCTAATTCATCACGCCGCCGTGGACAGCTTGCTGATCCAACGCGTAGTGGGGGTTCCCGACAAACTGGTGCCGCTCGTCCCCAAGTAGGGGCGATGCCTGCGCCTGCACGCGTCTCCAACGACGCGATTCATTCCAATCTGAATGTGAACGCTCCGGCCTTTCAGCATTCAGGTGTCCCTTTTGGGGCACAGCCGCCGATGGGCGGAGCCCGTGAGCGCCCCACGTTGGGTGCTGCACTTGGCAACAACACAGGCACAGATGATAATGTGCCGAAAATTGTGTTCAAAGATATCGGGGACTGGTGCGACCAACGCGCCGTCAAAGTGGCTGCCTGTGACGGAGCTGCGATGAAAGTCCTGGAAAACATGGGTGTGAAGGTAATGGCCCGTCAGGGTTTTTCCAACCCCCATGCCCTTTCCGCTGGGTGTCGTGAGGCTGCTTTGTCGTCAATTCTGGCGAAAGAGGGACGTGGTCGGGTTTCGATGGAAGCTCTCGACGTCTTTGGCAGTGCTCGCACCCGCATGTTCGACCCGCGTACGGCGACCCCAAAAGGTCTTTATATGCGAGACGGGCGTGCGACTATGACACCCTTCTCTGTATCTTGGCACGCAGCCCCCGACACACACATTATGGGTGATAATGCGCGTGGGGCTGATGTTAGAAAACCTTTCGTGGAAGGTAAACAGTACGATGTAGTTGTCGTCGTCGACGTTTATCAATCTGGTTCCACGCCTACGGAAGCCTTTTCCGTTGAGTTTGCCAAAACACTCATTGAGAAATCAAAGAGCGGGCGCATCTATGTTGTGAACCGGGTTTTCCTTGGGGAAGCCGGTTGTGATGCGCCTTACGTCGGAAACGACGGGCAGATGGTTTTCGAACAAGTTTTCATTAGGTCTGATGATGGATTCATTCATTCCACGCCGGATGCTACCCTGTCGGGGTATGCGTCCCATCCGAGTCCGGACTGGCTACTCGAACGTTCCTACCAGGACGTCGATATTGCTCCAGTCGCGACGTTTGGGCCATATAGAGTAGTTCGCCTTGCGCGGACGAAAAGTTGTGCCCAGCCGATCGGAGCTTTGATTAAACCGAAGGGTGAAATCGAACGCGTGGTGTTGTCAGCACACAAGAGAACTTGGCACAACCTTTGGTTGTCCGAGTCTCCTGTGGTTGTGCTGGCACATCAAAAGACCTTGGTTCAACTGGGACCGAAATTTGTGTCGAAAGGCGCAAATGGGCAATCGAACGACATGGTGTTATCGTCCGTTTCCAGTGCTTTTAAGCAAAACAATTTGATGATGGCGTTGCTTGAGCGACATCCAGATTATTATCACACGGTTCTTCTGGGGACCACTAGTGCGATAATGTTCTGGGGTCGCGAAAAATTCGCTATGGAATCGCTATCGCACAGGCGAGCCACAGCTTGGTCCGAGGGACTTTTGCTTGAGGCGCGTGCGTTAGTGGCTCCAGCTCGATCCAACATTTGGCTTGGTCAAATGTGGAACGGGTTCATCTACCCATTCCTTGTTTTCTACTTTCTCGTGTATCTGCTGCCCCACCAGTCTATGGTGTGGATGGAGGATATACGTTGGACGTGGTTTTTGTGCGCATTTCTTGCGCCCATTTACGAGGAGCTCTATCGCTTTGCGTGGCCAGGTGTCGGCACCGCATGGATAGTGTTATGGGAGTCGTTTTTGAACTATCACTACATGGGACTGTGGGTCCTGTGTCCCGCGTTTTTGCATCTGGCCTTGTGGCGGATACAGAAAAGTGGGAAAAATGGGTTTTGGTTTGCGTTGGCTATTCATATGAGTTGGAATAGCTACGTGTCCCGAAACTGGGGCATTACTGCTACTGTTGCGTTGGTAGACGCCACGGGATTTGTCAGTCTTTTACTGGCCGTCCTGTGTGGCTGCGCTCTCTTTTTGAGGCGCGCTGTTGTAGATACGGTTTACGCTGATTTCTGCGTGAAATACTCGGAAGGTGAACTTCGGGTTGTCGACGAGGGTAAATGGGTTCCAATTCCTCCTGGAACTACATTGCCTTCGTACGTCACCCGCGTGCGCACCCTCCCTGAACATTTCCGCGGCAGTCTGGATGTTTTCATCGATCGCGTAGAAACGGATATTGTGGAAGCGTTATATTTTCTTTCCGGAGAGGTCGGAAAGAATGTGACGCACCCGATTTTGATCACACAACGGTTAATGCATCAGCCGGCCAACGTTGCCGCCAACTTGTTGGTGGCAGCGTTGCACCGGCTACACAACGACCCTTTCGCTGAAAATCCGTTTTCAGCAGAGGTTAGGCACGCCAGGTGGCGTGTTATTGGTGAGGATTTCGTCTCCATTTTCTGTGTGGATAGCAAAGTTGCTGTCTGTACACGGGAGGAAAACGTGATCCTCATGGGGAAGAAAGGGCGTCGGTTAAACGACGCTTTTCACGCTGATGTGCGTGGTGAAGCATCTTACGCTGGTAAGACTGTCAATCTGAAGTGGAATGAAACAATTTCTGCTCAGAAAGAGGTCAATGGACTGGCAACGATGAAACCGCGCGCGATTCAAAACCTACCTGCTCTGGTTCACCACCATATGGGCGGTCATGCTCGTGAGTTCGCTCAGGAATTGCATGACCGTTTCGATGGAAGAATCTGGAACATACATGGACATCCCGTTAAGGTTTACTTCGCATCTGGTTTCGACCAAGCGAAACTTAGCGCGGTTGGACAAGCGATCGCGGATGGCGATCTCGTGTTTGCCATGTCAGGTGATGATTCGGTTGTTGGTTGGGGCGGTTTACGTCCTGAATTTGGTGGCGAGGGCGATCAGTCCGCCTTTGACCATACGCAAGACGATGGTCCCATGAAGTTTTTTATGGGCACTGTTTTGCGTGCATTCGGGTTTCCGGAAGAGTTCATTTTGCACGCGTACACAGCATGCTCTTCGGGGTATACTATGCGTCGCGGGCGTTTATTTGCTCGTGGATTTGCAGGTGTGCAAATGCCAACCGGAATCACAACAACAACATCATTCAACTCTTTGTCTACCTTTTCTATGTTTGTGTGGTATCTTAAGCATAAACAGAAAGGTGGATTGGAGGAAGCCGGGCGTGAGCTCGGTTTCAAAGTGAAATATTTCCCATCTGAGTCCGTCCATACTATGACCTTTTTAAAAGGTTGGTTCCAACACGATGGTGTTCGGATCCAGTGGATGCCACTTCCATCTGCAGTTTTGAAACTTGGTAAGGTCTTGACAGACCCAGTTTCAATAACAGCGATTAGAAGTGGGAGGCGTAGAAAATTCCTGTCGGCGTCTGAAGCCGCTCGGCAGGTTGCTTGGGCTCTATCACGGTCTTACGGTACAATTGCGGAAAACTACCCAATCTTGGGTTGTTTTGTTGCAACTCTCCGTAGGCTCGGTTCACCAAACTCTATAGTCACGCAGTCTCTCCAGGAGTCATGGAAGCCACACCTCACTGGTGTCTCCGTGGACAGGAGCATCGCTCTTCAGGCGATATTCACTCGTTATGGTATCATGCCAAACGAAGTGGAAGAAGTTGAATCATTGATCAACAGCGTAACTATACTTCCAGCTTATCTCGAACATCCAGTGTTCGATAAGCTGTGCACCGTCGACTATTAAGTCGGCGTTGCGGGGCAGAAGGTTGCGACCCGGTGATTGACGACACCGCCCATTTGAGTCAGGAGGTTTGAATAAATTATGCCACAGAAAAACAACAAAAACAAGAAAAACAACATTGCCCGTATTAATGGACAAGGAAACTATTACACCGACAAGATTATGCCTGTCATGCAGCAAATTGTCCCAAAGGGAAGTTTTGCGCGTGCAGGAAACCATCTTGGAAACCTCGGTGGCGCAGCCTTTGGAGCCCGCTACGGCGGAGTTCCGGGCGCAGCCACAGGTGCCCAATATGGCTCACAGGTCGGCCGCTATCTTGGCAGCCGAATTGCGAGTCTCACTGGGTTTGGCGACTATACGGTTCAAAATAACACTCTTTTTAAGCAAGGTATGGCAATACCGCCCGGGGAAGCGGTCCCGATGTTCGGTGTGCAAGGAGCGGAAACGCGCATCCAGCACAGAGAATACATCCAGGACATCGTAGTCCCCGCGGTAGCAGCAACGTATACGAACACAGCTTTCACCATTAATCCTGGTGATACTGCAACGTTTCCGTGGCTTGCTGCCATTGCATCCAATTATCAGCAATACAAGATAAACGGTATGATTTTTGAGTTTAAGACTCTTTCATCCGATTATAGTGCTGCTGGACCATTGGGTGCCGTGGTACTTGCGACAAATTACAACGTGCTCGAAGCTGCTTATCCTGATAAGATTCGCATGGAGAACGCGCAGTTTTCTGTCTCTGCCAAACCGTCTCAATCGCAGATTCACACCATTGAGTGTGATCCGAAAGAGACATTCGCTCAATTGAAGTACATCAGGGACTCTTCGTCCTCTACTACCACTTCACAAGATGCTCGTCTCTATGACCATGGTAAGTTCCAGTTGGCAACAGCTGGACTTCCTGGTTCAGTAGGAGCGGTTCTTGGTGAATTGTGGTGTAGCTACGATATCAGCTTGTATAAGCCTGAGATCGTGGAACCACCAATTATTTCTTCCAAAGTAGTTGGGGCTGGTACACTTTCAAAAACAGCGATTTTGGGCTCCGCACCAGTTGTTACTGGAGCTGGAGTTTCCGCGCTTACAAATACGCTTACTTTTACCCGCCCTGGTCAGTATCTCATTGAGATGCTCTCGGGTGGGACCGTTATTATCGCTCCGACCCTTTCTGGGACGGCGACTTCTAGTGCTCTCCTTGCCCTTATTAACGGCGCGGTTACGATCGGTATTTTCTCGTTCTTGTGCAACGTCACAGCACCATCCCAGACCCTCATCTTTGACGGTACCGGATCGGCGACTGTGACCTCGACCTCTTTGAGGTGTGCACAGTACACAAATGCCCTTGCGTAATTCAAACCTCCGCGTCACCCTGACGTTAACTGGCTGTCAACGAGGCTTCAGTTGCGTTTCCCGTTTCGATAAATAGTGGAACCTTCCTTAAATGGTAATACCCCATCG